TTAATCCCCCGTGGACACTGCGTGGACACTCACGCCACCTTTCAGCGGATTAAGGGCCACCGCATCCTGCAGGTAATCCGGTGCAAAATGTGCATATGCCATTGTTTGCTGAATGGTTGCGTGGCCAAGAATCTTCTGAAGCGCAATAATGTTTCCTCCGTTCATCACAAAATGGCTGGCGAACGTATGCCGCAGCACATGTGCAGCCTGGCCTTTTGGTAAATCGGGCTTAACTCTTTTCAGCGCCAAGCAGAATTCCCGGTACTTCACCTCAAACAAGCCGCCTGTTTCTCTGGTTTTGATCGCCTCACAAACTGCCTGCGAAATTGGCACTGTTCTCTTTCGGCCATTTTTGGTTTCAAGAAACGTCACTCGGTTATGAACTATCTGTTCACCACGGAGCTTACAGGCTTCACTCCAGCGCGCTCCTGTGCTTAAACACAAAAGAGCAACACGCCAGTAATCGCCCTCCAATGTATCGAGCAATAACGCAACTTCCTTTTGTGACAGGAACGCCATTTCTCGTGGAGATACATAAAGAATAGAAATTCCCCTTACCGGATGTTCTGCATCCCAAAGACCTATTTTTTTCAGCACGGTAAACATTCCGGATAACCGATTCATGTACCTGTTAGCAGATGACGGTTTCAATCCATCAGCTATCTTTTGAGAACGCCACGCGATAATTTTCAGCTTATCAAGATCCACAGCCTGCATATCAGCGCCAAGCTCATTGATTATGTTGCGCAGTTGTTTTCGGTCTTCTTCCGCCTTACGCCTGTGTTGACCGTGATACATCCACCACAACTCAAGCAAATCATTTAGCGTTCGGCGATCACGGTAGCCCTGTATATATTCCCGCTTTTCAGCGTTCGCCATGATGTAGCGTTCAGTGGCCACCGCTACCGATTTTTTGTCAAATACCTTACGCACGCGCTTTCCCTTGCGTCCGTTCGGCCTGATGTCCAGCAAATAACGACCATCTTCGAGCTTCTTAATTGACATTGCGAAGCCCTCCAATGAACCGCTCTACAATTTCTCCAGCCTCTTTCCAGCAATAATCAGACCAGACAAAGAGCAGGTCTAACCAGTTTTCTGGCCTTAGCGGGGTGATTTTTGGTTTGTTTCGGTTGAAACCTGATCGCCCTCCGAATCGAAGAAGCCATCAAGAGAGAGAGGCGGAGCAATCTGCCCCGTCGCAGCATTAGTTTGATTAAACATCACCCAATCCGAATACTTCCGAAAACGAGGATGATTCAAAATCAGGAGTAGCGTTTCTCCAGGTATCATTCTTCCCAATATTTCATAATTTTTGAGATTGTTTTGAGATACCCCTGTCACCTCTTCCATCTCTCTACGTGACAATCCCTCTGCCTCTCGAATCAGGCGAAGTTTTTCTCCAAGGCTTGATTTATGGATCATATGTGATCTAAACTCCACGCTATTGGGTTACATGTAATACAAAACATTCAAATAGCCAAAATAAGCCTATATAAGCCATTTTGGGCCATTTGGACGAATTAAGGAGATTACCACAATGAGCGAATCAGAGCTTGAGGGGTTCATTCAGGTAGCACCATATCCACTTGAAGCGGTGCCATATCAACTATTTGCCAAGATGATTGGTCGCAAAGAATCAACCGTCAGAACCATGATTGACGCTGCAAAGTTACCAACGATTGACTTTGTGAAACCAGGTTCAGTGAAGACGCGAGCATCAGAAAACTGGGTATATCTGCCAGCATTTAACGCAGGTATGCGCAAAGCGTTTTTTGATCAGCCGAAAGAACGCCGCGATGCATGGTTGTTGTGGCTGGGGCTTTAATCATAAATGACCAGCAATATCACCAGCGCCATTTTGGACCTTGTATTCCTAGAAGTGGGTGTAATAGCGATTTATCTGCTTAGCAAGCTAACAGGACAAAAAGAACGCTTTATTGTTCTCAACGTTCATTACCTCGCCGCTTATGCCAGAGGTCTTTTTCCGATCACCATTGGTGCGGTGCTCACAGCGTTTGTTATTTGGCTCATCGGGTAGAGGCACGAAAAATGAATAAGCAGCAGCGAAATGGCAAGCCCCACAACACGGGATTTCGTCGCAATTACTTTGAAAATGGGCGTTATGCCGGGGAAGTAAATAGGTACGGAGTTTTTGACATGAAGCAACAGTGCAATTCTTCACAGCAACGCTTCCGCAACGGGGCGGAACGCCATGCTAACCGTTTCGCTAACAGTGCATCGCGTAGCAACTCTCGCTACAGCCTGAGCGAAACACACGCCACACCTGATGGCCATCCCGTAAAACAAATTGGTGAACACACCTGGCTGATTGAGAAAGCTGGAATCGTGGTTCACAGATGCCCGCACAACCCATTTACCGGAAACCGCATTTTTGCTCTGAGCAACGGCGACAATCAGTTCGGGCAGGATTTCACATTATACGAAGCACTTCGCACGGTTGATCGTCTGCTTCGCGGGCAAAGTTTTATTAAACAGGCTGATTTATAACAGGTGCTTTATGACCAAAGACCATGCACAAGGTGTATTTATCCGTTTTATTGATTTTCGCGGCGAACTGTTATTACGTGCATCCGCTATTGACGGAGTGACTCCGGCGGGTAAAAACGGAGCCGACGAAGCCACTTACGTTTATCTGAACGGCACGCGACTGCTTGTGGAACTTCCGTACCAGACCGTACGAGAAATCATTAGCGAAGCTGAAAAGGCACGCCAGGTTAATGGCGATGAACCCTATATCGAAATTATTTGTATGGATTCAGAAGCTGAAATACAGAAAGCAGATTAAAGGGCGTTGTGATGGGCAAAGAATATAAAACTCTCATTAACAAAGCACTTGAGCGTTTTTATTTTCGCTTAAGTGCATCAGGCGCTCATGCTGAACGTGCAGCCCGTGACTCATTGACCAGAGCAATCCGGAGTCTGTATGACGTGGCTTTTTACGCTGATGATCTGGATGCACTTAACGAACTTTCCGAGTTGATCTGTGCCGCAGAATGCGGGGAACATATTGAACCGTATAAGCTGGGAAATATCGCATGAGTATATTTATCTCATGGCTTGTTCTGATTATTTCGGTGGTCTGCGCCATTGGGATTATGCGAATTATTAATTCAGTAAAAAAGATTGAACGTTTTTTCACTGACAAATAACAGATTAAACAAAACACCAGATTAAACCCGAAAACCTGAAAACTATCCGCATTCGCGGAGGTATTCGCACACGTAAATAACGGAGATATAAAATGAATGCAAAAGAAAAAAATATTATCAATACATTAAAAATAGTGTCAGCAGAGCAAGACAAGCTGTCCAGGGCAGCCCAGAAAGATAATCAACATATGGCAGCGCTTTACGCACTGACCATCGCAATAGCCACCTCTGAAGCAGCCAAAGTTATTGAGGAACAGAGCAAAGAAATCGACACTCTTAAAACACAGTCAACAGTTGCAGCCATGAATCCGTCCAGCATTGGACGCTGCATTTATATTCTTGGTTCAGCAATGATGCTGCAATACACCATTATTGCCGAACTGCACGGCAAATACCTGATAACGCCTTACCACACAAAAGAGTCAGAGCTTCTGACAAATCTCCGCCTGATAGAACGCTCTCAAGCTGTATTCATTGATGACGCGCAACGTGCCGTATTTAACGCATAGGGTTACTGGACAAAGGGGGCGCAATGGCAATTAAGCATTTTCCCGTCGTTCGCTTTACCTCCAGAGGGCGCGAATACGAGGTCGACGAACGCCTGATTACCACTATCGACAAACATCGTTCGGAAAAGGATGCACACCACATCTACCTCACTGACGGCACTTACTTCTGCGCCACCAACGTGGCGCGAGTAAATCTTATCCGACAGGTACAGGAGCCACGCAGATGACCATTCTGGACTACATCGCTACTCATCCGGGGTGTAGCGGCGGAGAGATCGCCGCAGCACTGAATACCCCAGCCACAGCCATTAATGCTGAGTTACGCCGACTTTGGCGCGGCGGCTTAGTCATCAGAACAAACCGCAGCACAGGTGGTCGCGCTCGCAAAACAGGAGGCCGGGCTTCTTACCACGTAAACCCGATGCCGTTCGGGTGTAGCAATCCACTTACTCACATGTTTAACCAGCTACTGGAGGAAGCCAGAGCATGAGCACCATCAACCACCAGAAGCTACGCGAACTGGCATTTGCCCTGCAACGAATGGCAACGCCTCAAAAATTACTGGCATTTCGCGCAATGCTCTCGCCGTCTGCTGTGCTGGCACTGCTGGATGAGCTAGAGCACGCCAGAACCACGGCTCCTGCCATTCGCCTGACGCTCCATCATGAAATCGCTGATTTCTGCGCGACGTTGGAGGCGCCGGGCGAACCGGAAACGCCGGAAGCAATACAGCAAGAGCTGCTGCAACGCATTGACAAGGTTTTTGATTTTTTTCTGAACCAGTAAGAAACCAGAACATGCACACACAAAAAAACCGCTTGCCATGCCTCAATCGGTCAGGTTACATTTCCGCTGCACCTCATAAAACGGGTGCCGGGATTCTCAACCCGATACAGAGCAAAGCGCATAACCGCGCCAGCGGTTTTTTTGTGCGTACTGTATTGCCACGTCTTTTTCGCGTCAGAATTATGGCGGGGCGTACGGGGCCGACTTCGGTCGGGCCGGATTCTTTGCTCTCCGGTGTTGAGAACCCTGTACGTCTCGCCACCCCGAGATTCTCAACTCTGGATGGTGAGTTATTTCTATCACTGAGCAAAGAGGCCACACCATGGCAGACCGCAAACAGCACCGCGCTATCGCGGAGCGTCGTCACATCCAGACTGAAATCAACCGCAGACTTTCCCGCGCATCACGCGTCGCGCAAATCATGCACATCAATATGCTGCATGAGCGCAGCCACGCACTATCAAACATTTATTCCGCCTCTGTTTTCAGCTATCTGGCGGATGATCTGCACGAGCTTCAACAGCTCATCCAGCAGCAAAACAAACTCCATTAATTCCTGTTCCGGGCCTTTCCTGCACCTTGCGGCGGGAGGCCTTCGCACATCTGTAACAAGAGGATTGCCGCAATGATTCTCGCCAACGACTTTCTTGAATACCTGCTCAACACAGAACGTGATCTTGCCGCTCGCGTGCGTGATCGTTATGACATGTACCTGAAATCCCTGCCTGTACCGCAGCTCGCTGACGGAAAGATTGTTATTGATGGTCGCTACATGATTGACAGCCACGAGGGAAATTACAGGCTTTACCGCATTGAAGGTGGCACCCCGTCCGTTATTGGCATTTACCAGCGCCCATCCTCTGCAATCGTCGATGTGATTGCCGACAGCATCCGCATCACACATCGCCATGCCGACACAGAAGACACCGTGCTGGAAATTCAGCGGCTGGCTACAGTCTGCCGCGACACCCTGAATGGCATGACGAAGTAAATCACTATGACGGCAGAGTACATCAGGGACTGGCAACAACCGCGCCACGCAGTGGGGCGTGAAGGAACGGGGATCCCCGCTCCTGAATCCGCGCTTTCCTCCTGGCTGGATGCCTACCGGGTAGAGAACGAGCGCCGCCAGGAAATGGCTGATGCGGCATTCTCCGCAACGCCGCTGGGCAACCTGATTAATAAAAGCCTGGACGCACAGGAAAAACAGGACAAAACCATCACACTGGCAAGAGACGCCAGAAAACAGGCACGCGGCGCGGTGGATGAAGCCATGGCCTCGCTGCGCCTGCTGCCGTCCTATCTGCGCGATCCGCTTATTCGCCACCTCTCCTTCCTGCGCAAAAAACAGGAAGCCGATCGTCAGAAAGGCAAAAAGAGCTGGCAGGCAGAACGATATGCGCGCGGAACCCTGCGCAGGATATTCGAACGTCTGGACCGCACCGACACTCGCTGGCTGACACCGGCTTATCGCTCTCTTGCCGGACGTGAACGCCTGGATGATTTGCTTTACCTGCCGCAGCTCAACAAACACCAGATACAGACGCTGGCCACCATGACGGCGGCGATGTTCAGCAGCACTTTCGAAACACTCTGCGATAACTTTGGCGCGACCGATGGCGAGCTGACCATGAAAATCGCGCTGAAGGCGTATCAGATGCTGGCCCGCATGGCGTTACATCTGCACACCATGCCGCCGCATTACGAAGCACTGAGAACGGACAAAGACCGGAAGAACGCACCGGATACGGAGCTGCTGCCGGGGGCCATCCTTCGCCTGACCTGTGCGGAATGGTGGAAACGCAAACTGTGGCTGTTGCGTTGCGAGTGGCGGGAAGAACAACTCCGCGCCGCCTGTCTGGTTTCCAGAAAAACATCAGCCTATCTGAGCCAGGACGCGTTAAGCGAGTTTCGCGCACAGCGCGAGAAAACACGCGACTTCCTGAAAAGTTTCATGCTGGAAAACGAAGACGGATTCACGATTGATCTCGAGACAGTGTATTACGCAGGCGTCAGTAACCCGGTTCACCGTAAGGCAGAAATGATGGCCACCATGAAGGGGTTGGAACTTCTGGCCGAAGCCCGTGGCGACAAAGCGGTGTTTCTGACTGTCACCTGCCCGTCAAAATACCACGCAACAACGGAGAACGGTCATCCGAATCCCAGATGGAACGGGGCCACCATGCGCGACTCCAGCGATTACCTTGTTAACACGTTTTTTGCGGCGGTCCGCAAGAAACTGAACCGTGAGAAATTGCGCTGGTATGGCATCCGCACGGCGGAGCCACACCATGACGGCACGGTGCACTGGCATATGATGGTTTTTGCGCATCCGGATGAAATAGACACCATTGTGTCCCACGTCCGCGATATTGCCATTCAGGAAGACCGCCACGAGCTGGGTGATGACATAACCCCGCGCTTTGAGGCGGAGTACGTCGACGGCTCAAAAGGCACACCGACCAGCTACATCGCCACCTACATCGGAAAAAACCTGGACAGCCGCGCCGTGGATGGCATCGACCCGAAAACGGGCAAGCCACGCGTTGACCACGAAACCGGAAAATCAATGGCCGAGAGCGTGGAGCGCGCCATCGGCTGGGCGCGCCTTCACCGGGTCCGCCAGTTCCAGTTCTTTGGTATCCCCTCCCGCCAGGTCTGGCGTGAACTGCGCCGCCTTGCCAGCCAGATGGCACGCAATCCGGGAGGCCCGCAACGTCTGGAAAATGACGCAATGGACGCGGTACTCGCTGCCGCTGATGCCGGGTGTTTTGCCACCTACATTGAGAAACAGGGCGGCGTACTTGTTCCACGCAAAGACTACCTGATTCGCACCGCCTACAACCTCGCAGATGAACTGAACGATTACGGCGAACAGAGCGTACAGATTTACGGGATCTGGTCGCCGCTCATCGGGGAGTCTTCCCGTGTGTGCACGCACCCGGATAACTGGAAGCTGGTAAGACGTAAACCGGAAGCGGAAGACAGTGCCCACGAAAATGGTTTTGACCTTCAGGGCGGCCCTGCCGCCCCTTGGACTCGTGGCAATAACTGTCCCCGTGTACAGGAAACGGACAACAACGGGACAGAACAGCCGGAAGAACGGCCAGCACCGTGGCCGCAGCTTCCTGACGGCATTGAAGTGAACGAATGGATGCGCTCACTGAAACGGCACGAACGCCGGGCGCTGATGCGTTCGCTGCGTGACAAACAGGCCAAAAACAGCAGTGATGAAATGCAGAGCTGGACACAGAGCCGCAAACAGCCGCGGCCTTTGCCTGATAACCACGAATTACTCGCTAAAGAATGGCGGGAGTCTGCTGAATCTCTCGGACTGCATATTGGTGAACAGCAGATGCAGCACCTGTTACGGGGCGGCAGTCTGTACGTTGACGGCAGCATCATTGCACCGCAGGGATTTGAAATTGTACGCAAACCGGATACCCGCCCGGACAGCCGAATCACGCAGCTCTGGCAGCGCCTGAGCCGTAATCACGGCGTAAGCAGCACGGAGATCCGCCATAACCCGGTCGCCAGCTATCTGGAACAGCTGGGGGCATCAGACCCTGAAGCCGCCACACGCCTGGCATCCACACTTCAGCAGGACCAGAACACCATGAAAACACCCGTTACCGTGCTTTCTGACATGCTGCGCGCCATCCGCGACGCAGAGCACGCACAGAGAATCAGTGAAACCACTGAACGTGCCCGCCGCAAAGCAGACCTGCTGCGGAGTGGCCTGACCAGTGGAAACAAAAAACAGACAGAAACGGGATTCACAAATCCCGTAAATGAGCAAAAAACGCGCCGCGATATATGAAGCGCACACAAAACAGGCAAAAACGGGATTTCAGAATCCCGTAAACGATTAATTAATCAACATAAGGAAAAGCGACATGAAAATTTGTATCGACGACGGCTCCACCAACATCAAGCTGGCATGGACTGAGAACAGCGAACGCCGCAACGCCATCAGCCCGAACAGCTTCAAGTCGGAATGGTCTGCGCCGTTCGGTGGCTCGCAGCCTGCGAACTACATGCTTGATGGCGTGCGCTATGGTTTTGATCCGGTCAGCGATCGCTTTGTCCAGACGACCGACACGCAATACCAGTACAGCGATGTGAATGTAATCGCCATTCACCACGCGCTGGTCAAATCAGGCATCACACCACAGGAGGTGGATGTGGTTGTCACCCTGCCACTGAGCGAGTATTTCGACACAAACGCACAGCCGGACATGGCCAACATCAACCGCAAAAAAGCAAACGTCATGCGCCCGGTGGAGTACCAGAACGGCGAAGCATTCACTATCCGTAACGTGCGGGTTATGCCTGAATCCATTCCGGCTGGCTTTAAGGCACTGGCTGACATGAGTCCGTTTGAATCCCTGCTGATTGTGGATTTAGGCGGAACCACGCTGGATGTGGCAAAGGTCCAGGGACAACTGGCAGGTATCAGCCAGGTGTTTTGCGATCCACACGTAGGCGTTTCCCTGATGGCCGATGCCGTACTGTCGGTGATGGCCACTAACGGTATGCGTACCAGTCACCATATCGCCAATACCATTATCGAACATCGCCACGATGAAGCCTGGCTGCGCCAGCACATCCACAATGACGCGCATTACGACAGCCTGATGGCGGTTATTCGTGAAAAGGAAGAAACACTGAAACAACGAGTGATCCGCGCGCTGGCGGGTTTTTCGGGTTACGGGCGGGTGATGGTTGTCGGTGGCGGGGCGGAGATTGTGGCACCCGCTATCCGCGAAGCCTGCGGAGTTAATGCGACTTTCATCGCGGACGGGGTGCCACAGTTTGCTCTGGTTAATGGGCTGTACGCAATGGACAAGGAGTAAACCAATGACGACACCAACCAGACGGATAAGTTTCTATCTGAAGCCCGCCGCCGTCAAGAACGAAGGCGAAGCATGCGCCTGGCTGGACAGCCTTACACCAGAAGCCCGCAAAAGCGGCCAACGTGTGGCTTTTCTGGCCGGGCTGGCACTTCTGAAAATGAATCCGGCAGAGGCTTACCGACTGGCTGCATGGGCTGACGATGAGGCGTTATCAGTGACACAAACCAGGACAGAACGCCCCGCGTCACAGCCAGTACCAACCTCACAGATAACCAGTCGGATGGCCGGAAATATCAGGGCGTTATTTCCCGAATAACACAACATCAGGGCGCATCCGCCCTGATGACTTTAATCCGGGAACATAAACAAGGGGGACACAATGCAACACATTGACAGAGAAAAAGCGCAGCGACTGATTGAGCGGATGGAAGCGCTGGCGAAAGAAGAAAATGTCAACATCCAAAAAATAGCTGAATGTGGCCAGATAGTTCTTCGTCGTGAAAAAGACCTCAAACAACTGATGTCTGGCGAAACCAGCAAAACATGGACTTCAGGCGAGGAGACGATTTATTGCAGCTTCTGCAATAAATCTCAGTACGAAGTCACAAAGGTGATTGCCGGACCGTCTGTTTGCATCTGCAATGAGTGCGTGGATTTGTGCAATGAAATTATCAGGAGAGAAGTGACAGACAAAAAGGGAAAAAACGCATGAACAGAAAACAAAAACAAGAGTTGAAATACTTTTTACGTAAAGAAATTGCCAGGCTTGAAGATGCAGAATCACAATCATCAGAAATTCCGTTCGGAATGGATATCAACGACGCCCGTATGCTCCAGGCATACCGCATAGCTCAGGCTGCACTACAGGCAAAACCGTCAGATGGACTGGTTAGAGCAGTACGATTCTATGAACTGGTAAAGCGTGAGAATCCGCCAGCCGAAACCGGAGCATGGAAAGACGCTGTTGACTGGGTACTCAAAGAGGCTTGTCAGGTTGTAAACACTGGCATCAAAGGAGACCTAGCCCAGCCTGCATCAAAGCTATAGAAATGAGCCAAAACGCCCTCTTCCAGGGCGTTTATTTCAATGCACAATAGTGCACAAATTTGCACAATTTTTTTGAACGACTTTTTGCCCTTCCGGCCCGCGTGGCGGCTGGATCCGTCAAGGATCCGTGCGTGCACAAAAAAACGCGTTTTTTCTGCGCGCAGGTGACGGGGGAACAGCCCGCGTTTCAGGGGGTAAATAGCGTTCCCTTAACGATGTCGCAGCGACACGACAGAATGGCCGTATCTCTCACGCTGAGCGTGAAAAAGACGTGAGGGATTCTGATTTGATGGAGTGAAAGGTAAGGCCGTCAAAATCGCACTGAGGCGGCGAAGAACATGCAGTCAACGCGGTGGGATTGCGTAAGAGCCTGACCGTCGATGATGGCAAAAAGCTGGAAGGCGTCGTGAAATTATCTGACTGATACAGGAGCTGGAGAGTCGGGGCATAAATTTTTTATGCCCCGGCGAGGCAGCAGACAAGCGAAGCGCGTCAGGATGTGGGCTGGGTGTCTAACAGTGCGTAAGGGTTAAAGCGGATCACCTCTTCGCCAAGCCAGTCATTGATGTGCTTCATGGCCTCCATAACGGGCATCAGCTCGTTAATTGCGTAAACCCGCGCTGCCTTCTCCACATCACCAAACGCACTTTTTTCGCCCGGCATCGCCCCCATCAGTTGCGGCGGAACGCGGTGCGCAGCCAGCACATCATCACGGGATGCCGCCTTAACATTCATGAACTCATCCTTTGCGGTGATCTGCTGGAACGGCAAAATTTGCACCCCCTCTTTGCCCCCGTTGGGCGCATGAATGAGCACGTTTTTAAACGCACCACCACCACGTGCACCCTGTAGCGTTTCTTTCAGGGAGTCCATGCTTTCGCGGTTTACCTGCGCTGCACCGATGTAGATGATGCACCCGGCGTGGGATCCGTTGTCGTAATACAGTTTTCTGAACATGTCCGCCGAATGAGACAGGCTGGCCGAGAGTAATGCGCCAAGATATTCCGGCATGCCGTAGATTTCCTGGTTAATGTCAGGATTCATCAGGTGGCACACTTTGCCAGGGCGAAACTGAAACGCATCCTTGCCATCCTGCACATACCACCATGATTCAAGATCGCTTCCGCGTCGCATGTATTTCGCCAGGGCGTGCCGTAATTTAAGCGGTTCGCCGAGCATATTGCTTCGAAGCTCAAGGAATGCGTTACCGAACACAAACCAGTCCAGCGCCAGCGCCGAAAAATCCTGCCGGGAAAGCAGCGGGTGCGGAATATAGCAACCGAGCAATACATTGCGCTTAAAGTAAAGCGCAGACTGATGCCAGGACGTTTGCCGGGCGGCTCTTGCCAGACCGTACCAGTCCACCGGGGTTTCATACCACCGCCCGTTATCAGCACAGTACATATTGTCCAGCAGGTCATGCCCGGTCAGGCGATAAGGACCATCAAATGTGAATGCACTGAGCGACGATTCTTTCCTGAGCGCATCAGCGAGATCAATGCGTGAACTCATGCGCACTTTTTTATTTTTTCTGCTCATCAGAACTCCATAACCGTGAAACGCTCGTTTTCACCTTCGCCGCCAATTGGTTCGTTAATGACAGCAAGCATGGTTGCCCACGCAAGGTCGCCGTGGCTGATCCCCCTCGCGCGGTCCGTTTCGTAAGTGATAAAGCCGCCCGGTGTTTTCACCTTACGCACGGCGTTAAAGGCTGCGACCAGCTCGCGTTCGGCGCGATCGTATTCCCACCGCCCGGCGCGCATTATTTGCAGCATTTTCAGTACCAGCGACCGTTTTGATGACAGTGTGAAGGTGTACGGAATAGCAGCAGGAAAAAACCTTTTCACTATCTGATAAACAGCCTCCCCGTTCCCGCCTGTCACATCAATGCCGATGTGTTCCACGTTGTAGCGACACGTGAACTCTTCAATGACTCTGGCCTGTTCTTCAAACTCCAGCCCCTGAACGCGTCGCGTCTCCACCGTTCTAAAACGGCCACCAGGAACAGCCGGAGGAACCACCACGGACACAGCGCCGCTGTCGCCGTTGCCACTGCTGCCGTTTGCGTCATACCCAATCCATACCGGACGATTCCCCATCGGGCGGGGAGCAAAAGGTTTCCAGTCTTTCCAGTCGTCGTATCCGTCAACACCGCAGCCAATCAGGATATTCAGGTTAAATGCCGATTCCCCTTCGCGGACAAACTCACACATATAGAGATTGAGGAACTCGTCTTCGGTGTTTTCATCACGAATTTCGTCGATATCGGTGTGTTTCCAGCCGTGATTAACCACATCTTCCAGCGTGACAATTTGCCGCCACGTCCGGTCAGGGCAGATAAGCCCGTTATGCAGCGTTTTCCAGTCCACAGAAAAACGCTGGCGTTTATGCGAGGCCTTTTTCTCGTTCCAGCGGTCGCCGTTCCAGTAGGCGTATGCCTCGTGCGTTTCGGTGGATGGCGTGGAGAAGTAGGTGCGCCGCAGTCCGCTGAGGGTTGCCATAGCGCCAGCCACCTTGCGCAGTTCAGCAAAGCGACTGACCCAGAAAAATTCATCAAAATAAAAATTGCCCGTATAGGACTGTGCCGACGCAGCAGAAGTGCCGAGAAAATGCAGCTCTGCGCCGTTGGAGAGGATGATTTTATCGCCCCCTTTCAGCTCCACATCAACTTCAGCCGCGGCCTTCTGAATAATGCTTTTAAACTGGAACGCCTGACGACGCGACGCAGACAAAAAAATCTGGTTACGCTGGTAAGGTTGCGCCACATCGTCACGCAGCGCCATCAGCAGTGCTTCCTGTGCAAAATACCAGGTCGCCCCAATCTGTCGTGATTTCAGGATCATCCTGTTACGTATCCCGGCTTCCCTGCAAAGGGTCAGGGAGTCAAACCAGCCCCGCTGATGCCACTCCAGCCTGCTGATGATTTTTTCCCGCAGTGCGGCAATCTGTTCCGGCGTGAAATGATTTTTGAGTTTTTTCGCCCGGCCTTTCTTTCCTGCGGCCATCACATCCGGCTGGCCATCATGCAGCTTTTTAAGCTGCCGGGTCAGCAGGTCTATTTCCTTAAAGTCACCGCCTGTTTTATTCTGTTTTTCAGTAAGCTGGATGAGGCGCGCATCAATGGACTGCGTGACACGCTGCACGGGTGGCGTTTCATCCCACTGGTCGCGTTTTTTCCACGCATAAATCGTGTTCGGGTTTATTCCCATCAGACGTGATATTTCTGCGGGCGGATAACCCTGCCAGTAAAGTTGCCGCGCACGCTGGCGCACAAAAGCGTCCTGAATCATTGCTCCCCCTGAGTAATTACAGGAAGATTACCCGCGCGCGAAACCGTTCTCCTTAACCCCCTGTTCTGGCCGTTTTCTTACAACAAAAGCCCTTTGTATCAGCCTGTTACGCTTTGCCATCATGACTGAAGAACCAGTCAGAGGGGCAAAAACCATGGCTAATGAAAAAAAGACATCCCGCAAAAAGTTTCGCGTGGCTGTCTCCGGATCAACTGTTGATGGCCGCGAAATCAGTCCGGTACATCTGCGTGAAGCCGCCGAGAACTTCAACCCGGATGTTTACGCTGCCCGCGTGAACGTTGAGCACTATCTCTCGCCATGCCCGTCAAGCGAATTTTCCGCAATGGGCGATGTCACCGCGCTGAGTACGGAAGATATTACGGAAGGCCCGCTGGCCGGACGTACTGCGCTGTATGCAGAAATCGAACCGACCGAGCGCATGAAGCAGCTTGTCGCTGACGGCAAGAAAATCTATTCCAGTATCGAACTGCACCCGCAGTTCTCCGTTAACGGGCGCGCCTATCTGGTCGGGCTGGCGATGACCGACACCCCGGCAAGCCTGGGCACTGAGCGCCTGAAATTCACGGCACAGCAACGTCAGGCGGTGATGACGTTCAACAGTGTCCAGGGTGAAGCACCGCTTATCTCCGAAGCCATCGAGTCTGAAATCATCGAAATGGCAGAACAACGCCAGGAAGAAGGCACCCAGTGGTTTAACCGCGTAATGGGGATTATTGGCCGTGGCCGCAAAGCGGATGACGCCAGTTTCTCCCGCATTCAGGAAGCGGTGGAAGGCGTCGCAACGTCACAGGCCGACATTATCGACCGTTTTAATGCACTGGAAACCCGCCATCAGCAGGACAGCCAGAAAATCACTTCACTGACCACAGAGCTGGCAGCACTGAAGGAAAAACTGCGCACGCAGGACGGCGATCCGCAGAACCGGTTCACCGCAACGGGCGCAGCCTCCGACCAGCTGGCTGACTTCTGATAAGACAAAGGAGCAAATTTTTTATGAATCTGGTGATGTCAGATATTACCCGCAACAAGCTGGGTTGCTATATGGCGCAGCAGGCGTCGCTTAACAATATCCCGGTTTCCGCACTGGTATCGCGATTTACCGTGGAACCCTCGGTACAGCAGCGTTTTGAAAACGCCTCAAAGGAAAGCACCGAATTTACAAAAAGAATTAACGTGATCGGCGTGACCGACCAGAAAGGCGAAAAAATCCTCCTGGATACCACCGGGCCGATTGCGCGCACGAATACCAGTTATGACGGCACAAAACGCCGTAACCCGAATAACGTGGTTGATCTGAAAAACCGCAAATACCAGTGCGAACAGGTGAACTACGACACGTTTATTTCGTATCCGCAGCTTGATGCCTGGTCGGCACACCCTGATTTTCAGTCCCGCATCAGCGCACAGATTGCCCGACAGGTGGCGCTTGACCGCATCATGATCGGTTTCAACGGCACGTCTCACGCGGATGAGTCCAACTTCAGCACCAACAAGCTGCTTCAGGACGTTAACGTGGGATGGCTGGAGCACATCAGAACCGACGCCAGCGAACGCGTTATGAATGACGTGACACTGACCTCCCGCAACATGGACAACACCGTAGCGCACGCGGGTAAGTATGCGAACGCTGATGCACTGGTACAGGACGCGCGTTCATCCCTGCTGGATGAATGGCACAAGGAAGCTGACGACCTTGTGGTGATTATGGGGCGCAACCTGTTTAACTCGCTGCGTCTGCCCGTGCTGAACAGCATCAGCGGCCAGAATCCCAATGCGGAATTACTCGCCGGGCAGCTCATCCTGTCATCGCGCACCATTGGCGGGCTGGGCGTGTTCCTTGCGCCGTTCTTCCCGGATGCAACGATGCTGATCACCTCGTTCAACAACCTGTCGATTTACTGGCAGAAAGGTTCAATGCGTCGCCTGATGAAAGACGAGCCGGAATACAACCGCATCGCCACCTACCAGTCCATCAATGACGCTTATGTCGTTGAAGACTATGGCAAGTGCGCGATGGTCACTGGCCTGAAGTTCGCCGACAGCTAATCAACTCACGGCGGGCATCATGCCCGCCTGTAACGGAGAGAAAAAATGATTACTCCTGCACAACAACACTGGCAGAACGTGATGGCACAGCGCGCAGGCCGGGCGAATGAAGGCGTGGACCACGCCGCGCGTACCGCGCATGAAGAGGTGCTGTATCGTCTGCGTCTGGCACAGGCCCGGCTTAAGGGCGTACAGGCCAGAAGCGCGAAAGCCGCCATCAAAAAAGAGTTGTTGCCGGATTTTTCCGGCTGGATTGAGGGAACGCTGGAGGCTGACGGCGGGCAGCAGGATGAAGTGATTGCCACACTGATGGTGTGGGCGATTGACTGCGGCGATCTTCCGCTGGCGTTGCGTATTGGTGCGTATGTGGTCCGTCATAACCTCATTATGCCGGATAACTTTGGCCGTACTGCTGCCACAGTGCTGACCGAAGAAATCTGCAACCCGGTACTGACGCAGGCCGGGACGGATGCCGACGCGGATCTGTCCGCCTTTATCAAACCACTGGATACCCTCCGGGAGATTGTCACAGACCAGGACATGCCGGACGAAGTGCGCGCCAAATTATGCAAGGCGTGCGCCTTTGCCCGCCGTGGCCTGACCGATGCGGACAGCATGGCCTCATCACTGAAGCTGCTGCGCGAAGCGATGCACCTGAACCCGAACGCAGGTGTGAAACGCGAGATTGCAACCCTTTCCCGCGCCCTGAAAAAAGCCGATTCCGCAGCCGCACCAGAAGATGCCAGCACACCGCAGGCGCAGGACGAAAGCAGCAAAAGTAAAAAGACAACGCGGAAGCCTGCAACACGAAAAACCACCGCGACGCAGAAGGCGAAGCGCGGTTAACGACTGACCCCGTCAGCGGGCGGCGTGCGCGGTGTTCCGGTTTGACTCCGTGACCGTTTACACCGCGCACCCACCGCCCGATTTTTTTCAGGAGTGAACCCATGAGTATGGTTGCCAGAACCAACCCCGGACCCGCAGAGGACGACATCACCGATACCGATGATGGTGATACCCGTATCTCAGCGGGCGCATTCTGGCCGGATATTGTGCTGCGTGAGCTGCGTCTGGCGATACGACTGCCGGGCCGTGTGACCACCTCCCGCCTGCTGCATACCGCCACCGGGGCCGTGGCACACGTTACCCGCGAGCTGGAAGCGTGGCAGCAGGAACAGCAGGCGGCTGGCCATCAGACGCTGGCCGATGTTCCGGCACCCGTAATTAACGGAGAAAGCGTCAATCTCTGGCACTGGCGCAATGCTGTCTATACCGCCACGCGCGCCCTGATTCTGGAGCGTTATCGTGATGCAGACACAACGGACAAGGGCGACCGCCGGGCGGACGCACTGGATATACAGACATCGGATTTGTGGCGTGATGTGAGCTGGGCCATCTCTGACATTCTGTGCCGCCCGCGAATCTTTGCGGAGTTGTGCTGATGAAAGTGAAGGCACTGGAAGGCGACACCGTGGATTCGCTCTGTTTCCGGTACTACGGCACGACGCAGGGCGTCACCGAAAAGGTGCTGGATGCTAACCCCGGACTCTGTCAGCAGGTATTTCTGGACGCCGGGCAGGAAGTGGAGATGCCGGAGCCGGAGAAGAAGAAACGAGAAATGATTCAGTTGTGGGGGGAGTAGCAGTGAGCACCATTCAAACAGGGATCACAGAGCAGGTTATTGCATGGCTCTTTGACCACCTGCCAACGGTGTATGCAGTGGGCGCGGCAGTCAGCATTTCCGCGCTGATGAGTCTTTATGACGGACGAACACTGGTTCAGACCGTAACGGGATCGCTGGCGTGCGGCGTTCTTGCCATGGCCGTGGCCGGGTCGTTGCGCTTCTTCGGGTTTCCTGAAGATGCTGTGACGTTTATCGGCGCATCAATCGGTTTTATGGGTGCAGAGAAAGCACGCGACAAGGTTATTGCGGCCTTTAATCGCAGGGTGAAGGAGAAGGACGAATGAGCAACACATTTAAATTCAGCAGCCGGAGCGAAAAGAATTTGCAGGGCGTAAATCCTGATCTGGTGAAAGTGACCCGACGGGCACTGGAAATCTCGGAAGTGGATTTTGGTATCACCGAAGGGTTGCGCAGCCGTTACCGCCAGAAGCAACTTGTGGCCACGGGTAAGAGCCAGACCATGAACAGCCGCCACCTTACGGGGCATGCCGTGGATGTTGTGGCTTATATCGGCAGCTAGGTGTCATGGGAATGGCCGCTGTACGAAAAAATCGCAGCCGCATTCAGACAGGCCAGCCGGGAACTGAATATTCCGGTGGAATGGGGCGGCGACTGGAAGACCCTGAAAGACGGACCGCATTTTCAGTTACCACACGGAGCCTATCCGGCATGAAGCTCTGGCCCACGCTGGGCGTCGCTTTTCTTCTGATTGCCGCATGGGGAACATCCATGCGTCTGTCGTGGTCGCTGGGCCGGGAGAACGCCAGAAACGAAGCGCAGGCCAGCACCCTGAAAAGTACCGTCGACACCCTGAATATCATCAGCACCGGGGTACAGGATATGCAGCAGGTGCTGGCGCAACTCCGCGTGGAAAATCAACAGCGAAATCAGGACGGAGAGGCCAGACGTGAACAGCTACGCAACGATATTGCAAAAGATGAATGCGCCCACGCTTTGCCTGACGCTCGTTTTACTGACAGGTTGCGCAGGCACGCAGAACGCGCCACGGCCAGCGCCGTCAGTCCGGCTTATACCGCAGACGCTGACCATACCGGTAACGCCTCCCCCATTCCCTGACACTCCCACATGGGGAAATCTCGGTATATGGGGCGACCGCCTTCTGGATGCACTGGAAACCTGTAACGCGGATAAACGGGCCATTGAATTACTGGAACAGCGCAGGCTGCAAAGACTGAACAACGAGGACAACAACCATGCTGAAAACTGATTCCCTGCGTGAAGCCATGACCCGTTCATGCCGATGGTGTCAGGCTAACCCGGAAAAATTCACCATTTTCGTGGAGAGCGGCAACATTGAAACGACAGGAGAAACCCCATCGTTTGTTTACCGCTATCAGATGGTGATGTTTGTCATGGATTACGCCGGGGAGCTGGACGACATCACGCTGCCGCTGCTGGCGTGGTTATCCGAAAATCAGCCACAGTTGTTGCTCAACCCTGAGCGTAATCAGGACATCAAATTCTCCGCCGTTATCAATGACGATGACAGCGCCGATCTCCTGTTTACGCTCCCTCTGCGGGAACGCGTTCGCATCACGCGCAGCAGTAAGGGCACGCCGCAGGCAGAACACCTGCCGGAGCCAAAACCCCGCCTGCCCTCTTCCGAAGGCGACTGGTCGCATGTATTCCAGGATGTGACGTGGGGTGAAAGCGATGGATAAGGCATTCACCCGCGTGGATGAAACCTTTGAGGCCATCCGCGACAGCCTGAATCAGCAGGCCATCAATAACATTGCCAGAAAGCTGGCACAGGATTTACGCCGCGCCCAGCAGGCGCGTATCCGGTCACAGAAAGCGCCGGACGGGACCGCGTGGACACCACGCAGACGCCGCGTAACCCGGATACAGGAACGCATTCGCTTTATCTGGAATAACGAAGCACGCACGCTGAAAAACTGGCATCACGACACGGGGAAATACGGGCGAACCATTACCGGGTGGGATGAGGATAAAAATAATATCCGCACGTTTTACCGGGATGACATCGACCGTTTTCTGGAAATACGCACCCGGCGCATCAACCAGGACAGCACCAGGCGCGTCCCCATGTTCGTAAAACTGCGCACCGCCCGCTACCTGAAAGCCCGTGCAGATGCTTCCGGTGTGACGGTGGGTTACAGCGGCGTGGCCGCACGTATTGCACGCGTTCATCAGTTCGGTGAGCGCGATCAGGTTGCGCCGGGCATTTTCACCGATTACCCGGTACGTGAGCTGTTGGGCATCAGTCAGGCAGATGAACGCCTGATTTATAACACGGTGCTGGGCCGGATTGCGGAGGCTGTACGGTGAGCGCAGAACTCATGCGACTGCTGAGCAACATCATCCGCACCGGGATCATCTCTGAAGTTGATGAGGAATCCTGGTGCGTGCGCGTTCGCAGCGGCGAACTGGAAACAGGCTGGTTGCGCTGGAACACCACGCGCGCGGGAGCCTTCAATGTGTGGCTGCCGCCATCACCAGGCGAACAGGTGGTAATTGCCTGCATCGGCGGCAACCCGGAAACCGCCATGATAATTGGCAGCCTGTGGAGTGATGCCAGTCCGGCCCCCGGCAAAAGCCTGAAAGAAATCGTGGTCAGCGCGCCGGATGGCGCGGTGTTCCGCTACGACGCGGACGCAGGCGCACTGAGCGCCAGCGGCATGAAAACGGCCACTTTACAGGCATCCGTCAGCGTGAAACTGGACACGCCCGTCGTGGAATGCACAAACCTTCTGAGAACGGCGACGCTTGACGTCACAAAAGGAGGAAAGATGAGCGGCAATATCACGCACAGCGGCGGCAACTTCACCTCAAACGGCATTACCGTGCATACGCATAAACACGGTGGCGTGAAAGGCGGCAGCGATTCGACAGGAGGCCCGCAGTGACAACCCGCTACACAGGAATGAATCCGGACGGGACGGGAAACCTGAACGATATGGAGCACCTGAAACAGTCAGTCAGGGATATCCTGACCACCCCGCTGGCAAGCCGGGTTATGCGACGGGAATATGGCAGCCTTGTGCCTGATTTGATTGACGAACCCATGAATAACACCACGCGTCTGCAATGCATGAGTGCTGCCGTGATTGCGCTGACACGATGGGAACCCCGCATTGCCCTGGATGCCATCGACGTTGTCTGGAAAGCGGGAGGCCGCGCCGGGGTGACGCTGTCGGGCACTGTCATGCAGACCATGCAGAATGTTGAGTTAACCATCACGCTGAGGGAGTAAATCATGCCCGCTGTTGACCTTTCCCAGTTACCGGAACCCGCCATCATCGCGGAGCCTGACTTTGAGGCAATTCTGGCTGACACAAAGGCCATGATGATTGCGGCTTATCCCGCCGAACAGCGTGAAGCCGTCTCCGCCGCGCTGGAGCTGGAATCGGAACCCCTGAACGTTATCGCCCAGACAACAGCGTTTCGTGAAATGCTGTTACGCCAGCGGGTCAATGAGGGGGCACGCGCCTGCATGTTAAGCCACAGCGCCGGGACAGACCTGGACAACCTCGCGGGCAATATGAACACAAAGCGCCTGACCATCACTCCGGCAACGGATACCACCGACGCAGTGATGGAAAGTGACACCTCGCTGAGACTGCGGGCGCAGCGGGCGTACGATGGTCTGAGTGTTGCTGGCCCGTCAGGTGCATACGAGTATTTTGCACGCAGCGCCAGCGGTCTGGTACGCGATGCGCGGGCCATCAGCCCGTCTCCGGCCAACGTGACGGTTTCCATCCTGTCCACTGAGGGCGACGGCACAGCAACGGAGGCGTTGCTTAATACCGTTCGCGCCGTTCTGAATGCAGAGGATACCCGCCCGGTGGCCGACCGCCTGACCGTACAGAGTGCCAGAATCATGACATGGCGGCTGAATGCAAAACTGTACTTTTACCCCGGCCCGGAATCCGAACCTATTCTGGCCGCGGCGGAATCGTCGTTCAGGAAGTGGCTGTCTGAGCAGGGGCTTATCGGTCAGGACGTGGCGTTGTCAGCCATTGCTGCCGCACTGCATGTGCACGGTGTGCAACGCGTGGAGATAATCGAACCCACACAAAATATGGCCATCAGCGACATACAGGCGGCGCGCTGTGAGTCATTCACCATCAGCGAAGGTGGGCGTAATGAGTAATTCACTGTTACCGCCATCAGCCAGCAATTTCATGCGTTGTGCCGAAGCTATCGGAACGCGCATTACAGACATTCCGGTAGACCTCAACACGCTGTGGTCGCCGGACACCTGCCCGGTGCATCTGCTGCCTTATCTCGCCTGGGCATTTTCCGTTGACCGCTGGGATCGCAACTGGCCGGAAGAGACAAAGCGACAGGTGATTCGTGATGCATGGCTGATACACCGACACAAAGGGACCATCAGCGCACTGCGCCGGGCCATTGAGCCGCTGGGATACCTCATTCGTGTGTCTGAGTGGTGGGAGTTCGGCGGAGAACCGGGAACATTTACCGTTGAAGTCGGCACGCTGGACAGTGGCGTGACGGAGGAAATGTATCTGGAAATGGAGCGGTTGATTGCTGATGCCCGCCCGGTCAGCCGCCACATGACAGGGCTGAATATCATTCAGGAGATCCCGGGGGATATTTTCGCGGCGGCAGCAACTTACGACGGTGAAGTCATTACCATTTATCCGGACGATTAAGCATGAGTACCACAACACGAAAATTTAAAACCATTATCACTGATACTGGTGCCAAAAAATTAGCTCAGGCAGCCGCGCCAGATGGTAATCCTGTCCGCCTGACTCACATGGCCGTGGGCGACGGTGGCGGCACGTTGCCCACACCAGACAGTAAGCAGACCCGTCTGGTGCATGAGGTGTGGCGACATACTGTTAATCGCGTCATCCTGGACGCAACACATCAGAACCGCATTATTGCGGAGCTGGTTATTCCTCCTGAAACGGGCGGATTCTGGATCCGGGAAATTGGTGTATTTGATGAGCACGGCGATTTGATCGCGGTGGGCAATACTGCCGAAAGTTACAAGCCAACCGTTGCCGAAGGATCCGGACGTGCACAAACATTTCGCACCATTCTGACCGTATCCAGCACTGCCACCGTGGCGCTTACCGTGGATAACACCATGGTTATGGCCACAGTGGATTACGTGAATGACAAACTGAAAGAACATGAACAGTCACGACGTCACCCGGACGCCTCGCTGACCGCAAAAGGCTTTGTTCAACTCAGTAGCGCCACTAACAGCGATTCTGAAACGCTGGCTGCAACGCCGAAAGCGGTTAAGGCCGCGTATGACCTGGCTAACGGAAAATATACCGCTCAGGACGCCACGACGGCACGAAAAGGGATAGTCCAGCTCAGCAGTGCAACCAACAGCACGTCTGAAACGCTGGCAGCGACACCAAAAGCGGTTAAGGCGGTAATGGATGAAACGAACAAGAAAGCCCCATTAAACAGCCCGGCACTGACCGGAACGCCAACAACACCAACTGCACGACAGGGAACGAATAATACCCAAATCGCAAGCACGGCTTTCGTTATGGCCGCGATTGCCGCACTTGTAGATTCGTCACCTGACGCACTGAACACGCTGAACGAGCTGGCGGCGGCGCTGGGCAACGACCCGAATTTTGCGACCACCATGACTAACGCGCTTGCGGGTAAGCAACCGAAAGATGCCACCCTGACGGCGCTGGCCGGGCTTGCTACTGCGGCAGACAGGTTTCCGTATTTTACGGGGAATGATGTTGCCAGTCTGGCAACCCTGACAGAAGTCGGGCGGGATATTCTTGCGAAATCGACCGTTGCCGCTGTTATCGAATACCTCGGTTTACAGGAAACGGTAAACAGGGCTGGTAACGCCGTTCAGCGTTCCGGCGATAAAATGACCGGAGAACTGAAAATTGGCACGATGAATGCGCTGCGAATTTTTAATGATGCCTTCGGTCTTATTTTCCGTCGTTCAGAAGAGTCCCTTCATTTCATCCCTACGGTTGAAGGACAAGGCGAAAACGGTGATATCGGCCCATTAAGGCCATTCGCTATAAATCTAAGAACAGGTGCTATATCTGTCAGCCACGGGGCCAAAATTGATGGTGGGCTGGCGCTTGGTACGGATAACGCACTGGGCGGTAATTCAATTACTCTCGGAGATAACGATACCGGTATTAAACAGGGCGGCGACGGTGTCCTTTTATTCTATTTAAATGGACAACTGGCATTTGGGCTTCAACCCGCATCTGCTGATTTTTATAAGCGGGTTGCATATACTCATCAGGGAATAGTTCCTGAAGGAAGTGGCGCATTTGCAGACCAGTTGAATAATGCCACCGCGCCTTTTGTTCAGACACGGTTTGCCTGGAATCCCGCTCCTGGTGGTCATTACGTGCCGATAGCTAAGGGCCTGTCTATTCGCAATGGACAGGGGTATCCGGGTGCTGTCAGCTTTGGCTATTTACTGACAGAACAAATGGGATTTCCAATTCCATGTGTTCATATGCGTGGCGATGGCGGTAATGATGTTTTATGGCAGTTTAACCCAAACGACAAATCTTTTATTTCACCGGGTTCTCTTGTTGCGGGCGGAGTACGTTATAACACCGATGGAAATATATTTGGCGGGTGTTGGGGTTCAAATTTAGCTGATTATCTTAATAGCACATATGTAAGAGACATTCGACTTGGAAGCGCAGAATCAATATCAGCATGGCGAGGTCCTGGTTACTGGGATACTTCTGGATATGTTCTGACCGCAGCCGGAAACAGCAACACCGATGAATTTATTGATACATTAACCAGAAGGCCTATTCAGAAGTTGATTGGTGGGACATATTATAACGTTGTGAGTATTTGACATGATGCATTTAAAAAACATTAAAGCAGGGAACCCAAAAACACCTGAACAATACCAGTTAACCAAAAAAGCTGGAGTGGTCTGGCTTTATACTGAAGATGGTAAAAACTGGTACGAAGAACAAAAAAACTTTCAACCAGATACTATAAAAATTGCATACGATAAAAATAATGTGATTGTTACCGTAAGCAAAGATGTTTCAACTATTAACCCGGAAGGTTTAAGTGTTGTTGAAGTATCCGATATTACGGCAAATCGTCGCGCAGACAATAACGGAAACTGGATGTTTCTGGATGGTAAAGTAGTAAAGCGGGAATATACAAAACAGGAGCTGCAACAGCAGGCAGAGTTACAAAAAGCCACTTTGCTTTCCGAAGCGGAGTCTGTGATTCAACCGCTGGAACGTGCTGTCAGGCTGAATATGGCAACTAATGAGGAACGCGCACGACTGGAGTCATGGGAACGCTACAGTGTTCTGGTCAGCCGTGTGGATACGGCAAATCCTGAATGGCCACAAAAGCCTGAATAAAAATTAAGGCCCGATAGCGGGCCTTGTCTCATTCTGGTTGTTCCGGGAATGTTACAGGAAGAACAGAGGTATCTGTGACATCAACCTGCTGCATGTATAACATCCAGTTAATGAGTCTTTGCCTGTCTGAATCGCTGATAATTCCCAGCGCAAGCTGTGTTTGCCAGCACTGCGTTTCCTCTCTGGCCTGTCGCAGCAAAATCTGTTTCTGAATTTCAGCCAGTTGACGTAGTTCTTCATCAGTCCGGGGGCGTTTCATGACCTTGCCATCCTGAAACACCCAGTCACCGAGAATATCGGCCCGGCGATTCGCTGTCGTGTCGGGTAATTCGACAACGCTCATTCCTTCCGGGTTAATAGACGACACATCTTTTTCAATATAGCGAATGATACCTCTGTCATCGTAAGCGATTTTTAGTGTGTCTGCCTGAAAGGCTTTTTGTGCCTCATACCAGTTCTGACCATCTTCAGCGTAAAGCCAGATAACACCATGTCTCTTTGTTAACTCATACTGTTCCAGTGTTTTAGCATTACCCGCTTTTATGTTCTTTAAGTGCATCATATTAAACGCTCGCTACATTATACCAGGTGCCATTTATATACTTTTGAACGGGTCTGTAATAAACGCCCGCTATATTATCGGCAGAGTTGGACCCTGTATCCTGAACATTAATACCAGACAATACATGACCTGACGGGCACTGGAAATTCCATGTTTGCCAGTTGTTCACACCATGATATTGCTGTGAACCAAGACGAACATCTTTCACATAGCGGGAATCAAAATTCCCCCAGTTACTGGGTTGTATCTGACCGTTAACAGCAAATATTACTGAGTTATCTGTATTTCGCTGACTATAGAAATGCCAGCCTGAATCATCACCAAGCTCTGCAACAGTTGGTCTTGATGAAGTGCCCCATAAATTAAACCCTACGTTCTTCGTGGAGTTGTTGGAGCTGGATAGCGTGAATTTTTTACCATCCCCAGCCTGAATATTTTTAAAAGCAATAGCCACTCCATTCTGAAAGCGGAATACACGCTGACTATTAGCATAAACATCAAGAATACCGTCTCCATTCTGTTTAAATCCGGTATCATTATCACCAAGAACAATAGAGCTACCACCTAACGCATTCGTCGTACCGATCCCCACACTGCCATTAATGACAGCATTAACAAGAATATTTAGTGCATCCCATTTCAGCGTCATCAGATCTTTTGTTGTGGTACTTTGTTTGCTTCTCCATTTGAAATATTCATTGCCGTTGTCGCCTGTTTCAAACCACATGTATGAATCAGTATCGCTGTCGGCATCATTTTTAAATCCAATCTTTGCCCAGTCAGTATTTCGAATCCAGGCAAGGATTGAGTCGTTTTCAAAAGTAAGTCCACCGGACAAGGTATCGCCTGTCTTTTGAACGGCGTTAGCAGCCTTGTTTACCGTTTCCTGTAAACCGAGGTTTTAGATAATGGCCGTTTCCGGCCTGCATGGCATGATTTGCGCTTTTGGACGGGAGATTCAGCGTGCTGATTGGCTATGTAAGGGTATCAACAAATGACCAGAATACAGACCTGCAACGAAACGCTCTTGTTTGTGCAGGATGTGAACAAATATTTGAAGATAAATTAAGCGGGACAAAGACAGACCGACCGGGATTAAAACGCGCTTTAAAGCGCCTTCAAAAAGGTGACACGCTGGTTGTCTGGAAACTGGATCGCCTCGGGCGAAGCATGAAACATCTGATTTCTCTCGTCGGGGAACTACGGGAGCGAGGAATTAATTTTCGCAGTCTGACCGACAGCATAGATACATCTTCTCCAATGGGGCGTTTTTTCTTCCACGTGATGGGTGCCCTGGCTGAAATGGAACGTGAATTAATTGTTGAACGTACACTGGCCGGACTGGCGGCAGCACGCGCACGGGGGCGCACAGGCGGACGTCGACCGAAGCTGACAAAAGAACAGCATGAGCAAATAGCAAGGCTGATCAAAAACGGGCACGACAGAAAACAACTGGCAATAATTTACGGCATTGGTATATCGACGATTTATCGTTACCACCCCGCAGGAGAATCAAGCGGAACAATAGAGAAGAGTCAGGAAACAAAATAACCGCTAATCTGACCATTAGCGGTTTTTGTGTTAAATCAGAACAGCCCTTTAACGGAGCTGGCCGCGCTGTTAAGGGATGATGTGACCTTATCTTTGAAGCCGGACAGCATATCACTGAACGATGAGGATTGCAGGCGCTCCCGCAAATCCTCATCACAGCGTTCAAGAGTCAGTGAAAATTCTATCTTTTTCGCCTTACCGTAGCGATCAAACTCGGAGCGGGTCGTATTCGTTTCAGTCAGTACATACATGCCGTAAATCTGCCCGACACCATCAATCAGAGGCCAGGGGCGTCCTGTATATGCCTGCGTGGTCAGCAGCGAAAGCGACACTTCGCCACCTGTAATTTCAGGATAAAGCACGCCGGAAAGCACAATGCGATCATCACCTGCACCGATATACTGCCAGCTTGCTGAACGGTTAACGCGTTCATTTTTCACATGCCGCCAGCTTTTGTTTTGCTGTAACTGCTGATGCGGCAATGTGCGCAGCTCAAAAACAAACATGCCGTAGATCATCATCATGGCCATGACTCCTCAATCTTTATCGTAAAAACTACCACGCCCGGCACGGGCGCGCCGTTCCATTTCTGCCCTGACCATTTCACCGACCAGTTTCGCCACTTCGCGGGGATTCTGCGTAACAACGTTATGCAGATGAACATGAATTTCACCGCCAAATCCGGAGACAGCAGGCTCCCGATTACGGGAAGCTGCAGGAACTGATGCCACTGGCGATCGTATGGCCTCCGCCACCGGGCGGGAGCTGGCCGCAACAACAGGGACCAGCGCCGGAGGCAGCGGAGCCGGGACTACGGGTGTGATATTAATTGCGGGGGGCTTACTGATCTGCGCAATCTTCCGCTCCTGCCACTCCCCACGAACAGCAAGTGCGCGGGGCAGGTTCTTAAAGACAATATCGCCGGGGCCAATGCGTTTTTTCGTCTCATCAACCAGCTTACCTGTGTTATCAGCAATTTTGCTGAGTCTGCGCAGCGTACCGGTATTGCTGTCTGTGAGCGGTTTATTGTCTTTGGGGTTATCACCTCCGGTGCCATTGCCATTTTCCACAGGCTTCGGCGGATTGATTTTCGCCAGGTCCCCCTGAAGCAAGGCAACCTTGTCCTGAAGAATGGCCGCACGCTGTGCGTCTTCGATTTTCTTGCGCGCCCTTTCCGCTTCATCCGGAAGGACGCCAAGTTTTTCAAGTATCCACGCCAGCGTATCCAGCAGCATTTTTGCAGGTGTCAGAACAAGCTGTAACGCATCGCCAAGAACGTTACCGAATATCTCGCCAGCACTGGTACATTTATCCAGCGTTTCCTTGCTGGACTCCATCGGTGACAGCAGCGATTTAAACCAGTTAAACACCTGGCTGATCCCGCTCCCGATTGCGTCAAAAACAGGACCAAACCGTTCAAAGGTTTCGCGCAACGGGGTCAGCCTTTCCATAATCCCGCTGAACACCCCAGCAAAAAATGCCCTGATGGGATCCCAGTATTTCCAGATAAGAACGGCAGCTCCGGCAAGCGCAGCCACGATAAGACCAACCGGACTGAACAGCGCCCCGATAGCGCCTCCCAGTAAAGAAACGGAACCCGTCACCATTCCCCATAGTGCTGGCAGGACCCTGACAGCATTCATTGATCCGGTCAGGAGAGAAAAACCAAGACGCAGTTTTGCCAGCGGACCAGCAAGCACACCAATAGCCAGCGACAACGAGCCAACCGTTGCAGTCACTGCCAGCAACGCACCGCCTGCTATCAGTAGCTGGCGCGTCAGTGCCGGATGGGCCTGCGCCAGCGCCGTCACCCTTGATACCACCCGCGTGAGCCACTGCGTGACAGAACGCAGCGGACCGTCAATCAGATCTGCAATGCGGATGCGCAACCCTTCCCATGCACTGCCGAGTGATTTCAGATCGCCGTCAAGGTTGTTGGCCATAACCTTTGCGGTGCGTTCAGCCTCACCGCGCGCGCCTTCAAGTTCTTTTCTCAGTTTGGGTAAGGAACCGTCACCCGCTGCATCAACGAGCGCCATAAACGATGTGAAAGCCTCTTCTCCGGCAATGTCCTTAAAGAACGATACCCGGTCAACTTCCCCGTATTTGCGGGTGGCTTTATAAAGGTCGGCCAGCACATCCTCCATCGGGCGCATTTTGCCCCCGGCATCCGAGACGGACACGCCCAGCTCTTTCAGAGCTTCTGCCGCCGCCTTTGGCGGTGATGCCAGACGAGCCAGGCTGGCACGCATTGCCGTCCCGGCATCACTCCCTCTGATGCCCATATTCGCCAGCACGCCAGCCATCGCTGCGGCCTGCTCCAGCGATATTCCCAGCTTACCCGCCACCGGGCCTGCATATTTCATGGTTTCGCCCAGTGCGCGAAGGTCAGTGTTGGTACGGGTAAACGCTGCGGTGAGTGTGTCACCGACCCGGTCCATCTGGTCAGCAGAAAGGCCGAACTGCGTCAGGATATTTGAGCCAATATCTGCCGTCTCGCCGAGATCCATACCGCCAGCCGTTGCCATGCTCAGCACGCCGGGAAGCGCAGCCTGAATGGCCTGCGGAGTGAAGCCAGCCATTGCAAGAAATGCCTGTCCACTGGCGGCATCGCCTGCGGTGAACTGCGTTTCAGAGCCAAGTTTTAACGCCTGCTCACGCAGCGCCTTAAACTGCGGGCTGTTCTGGTCGATTCGCGTCAGTGCCTGAACGCGGGACATCTCTTTGCCGAACCCGATCGCAGGCTGCAAAAAACGCCCGGCAGCATAGCCGCCCGCCGCTGCCGCACCAATTGCCAGCGCACCACCTGTTTTCAGTTTTCCCGCTGTTTCCTGCGCGCGCGAATACCGCTCACGCGCCCGCGTTACACGCGCAAGCGCCTGCCGTTCGCGTTCAAGCTGGTTGTTGTACTGTTCGGTGCGTCTGATGGCCTGCTGGATGGTGTTATCGCTGCCTGTCAGGGAAATGCCGTGGCGTTTCAGCTCTCCGCCAAGTTCCCGCATTTTCTGAATTTCCCGTGTGCGCGATTCATTCAGGCGCTCAAGCCGGGTGCTTAACTGCTGCATCAGCTTTTGTTGTTTTTCGCTGAGCACTGTACCCGTGCGTTGTAACTGATTAAGGGCGTTAAGCTGGCGTCGTGCTTTCACGATGCCAGCATCCGCTTTACTGACAGCGTCACGGGCGCGCTCAAATGAACGCGCCTGACGCTCGAGATTTTTGATCGCCCCCTGCGTTCGCTGGATGGAGTCACCAAACTGCCCCATCAGGCGGCGGGCGTTTTCGGCAGGCCGGGTCAGCCTGTCAACGGCGCTGAAAGCGACCCGGATATCAAGAGTCTTCATTATCTGCATTCCCGCTGCGAAGTGCCGCCCGCTCGCGCCAGCTAACCACTTCGCCGGGCGTCATCATGAAGATTTCGGCAGGCGACCAGTTAAAAATGGCGGCAATATCCGCCACAAGATCTTCGATGTGCTCAAAGCACACCAGGGTGATTACGCTGCCGTCTCCTGCACGCTCTTCGCGCCAGAGTCTGGCTCGCTCATAAAATTTACAGCCACAGCGCACAACTGAATAAAATCACGTGACGACATTTTTTTAATCATCACTTCATCCAGTCGTGGCGAGGTCACGCGAGGCAACAGCGTGAACATGGTATCCGCTTTCAGATTCAGCACATCAGACAGCGACAGACCACGCAGGGATCCAGCCTGCTCAATAGCCCCGGTGATCTCCACATACGTGATTTTTTCGCCACCACGCTCAATTGGTCGGGTCAGTTTTACGCCACGTTCGACAGCCATATCCTCACCTGCCGTCACATCATCCGCCACGGTGTTATTCCGGGTTTCAGTATCGATGTCTTTCATCAGTTGTCTCCTTTTCAGTCAGAGGCGACGCACTGCGCCGCCTGCATATTACTTATCAGCCAAGCCCAAGCGCGGAACGGATGCGGTCAGGCACAATGTCCTTGCCGTCCTTCCGGTAGATGTGGTTCAACAGGTCGATTTCCCACAGCGGGCGATCGTTAACGCTCAGCTTGTAGTAGGTGTTTTTGACAGCGTAAGTGTGTGATGTGGCTTCGCCCTGTTTGGCTTCCCCCATATCAATTTCCGTCACACGTCCGCGCATCTCAATTTCATACAGATCGCTTTCTGCATCGGTGTAGTATTCACCCGCAAAACGCAGCAGCGTGCCGTCAATCGTGCCGCCATATTTAAGGAACAGCGCACGAACAGCTCCCCCCATGACAAAGCTCGCATCAAGCGCGGAGTCGTCCAGACCGAGATCAATACTTACTGCCCCCATCATGCCACCACCCCGGTAGCTGTCGGTTTTGCGCGTCAGCTTAGGCAGAGTGACGGATGTCACTTTACCCACTTCGTTTTCACCATCCACAAACAACGTAAAAAAGCGAAGATGTTTTGGTACAGCCATCAGGCACCTCCCAGCACCGCAAATGCGGGACCAAAGAATTCATCAGTAAACGTCTGGTAAAGCTCCATGTCTTCCAGCGGGGGAACGGGCGTATATTTGTAGCGAATACGCACACGCCCCTGACGTAAATCCGTGGTGCCGTTATCCACCACGTCATACCAGCACTCCGCGCCAATCAGTTTCCCGGCAGTAACCAGCGAATCCAGTTTTGCCCTGATGGCGCTGATAACATCCTTCACGTTCGCAGGCGTCAGTGGACTGTCGATGGTTTCAAACTGCGCTTCCGCAATTGAATCAGCCAGCACCTGTGCGGTTCGGGTATACACCTCAAAGATGTAGGCGTTCGTTTCCGGTGTGCGGTTGCCCCAGAAGCGGAACCCGTTGCGACGAATAATGGTCGTGATTTCTTTGTTGTTGAGGCTGTTGGCATCGCTGTCTTCGGCCTGCAACGACCAGAACACATGCCTCGACATCCCCAGCACATTTTTAACCGGAACGTTGGACAGTGATTTGTGCCAGCCCTGCTCATGGTCAATGTACGCACGAAGGCCGCACGCATAGGCAGGCGCGGGGAACGTTTCGTTTTTGCCACTTTTCGGGTTGTAGGCGATGAAGTCCGGCCATAAGAGCATCACCTCACGTTCGTTGAATTTCTGGCGGTAGGTAATCGCATCAGCCATCGTGTCACAGCCATGACATGAGGCATACACAAACGCGCGCAGTTTACCCGCAATCACGCACAGGGATTTTGTCACCGCCTCCGTGTCCAGCTCCGGCGCGGCCAGAATACGCGGACGGTATCCGATGCTTTCATCCTGCTCTGCAACAAGCAGCGCATACATCCCCGTATAGCTGCCGTCAGATTCAGAACCACCGATAACCAGTTGATCCTGCGTCTTTCCGTCTTCTTCTTTGTGTTCAGCCACGCGAACGACGATCACCTTTGTGCTCACCTGGTCTGCGATGGCCTTAAGCGCACGATAAAGCGTCCCCGTTGTCCCGCATTTTCCCAGCACGTCATTGACGCGGGTCAGCAGTGTGGGCTTGTTCAGCGGGAACAGCTTCGCGTCCGCATCATCCGCCGTTGCCACGATACCGATAACGCTGGAATCAACATCGTTAATCGCTGTTACCAGGTCGGTATTTTCCGTAACACGGGCACCATGAAAACGAGTTTCACTCATAGCTTCAGCCCCTTGTATCCGTTAAATGATTCGGCAACAATCATCACCCACCACGCGCGTAATCTCACTCCTGCGCCATTCTCCCGCCACGGCGACAACAAAAAGCAGTAACCCCCTCCGCACGCACATGCGACCATGCCGCACAGGGAGGGAACAGATGACCGACACCACCATGCAATTGCTCAGTCAGGGCACAGACCCCGTGAAAATGCCGGATTTTGATATTCTCGCGGAGGGTAAAACGCTGTCAGGCGTGGCAGAGCGCCTGATGAGCCTGTCACTGACCGACAACCGGGGATTTGAAGCAGACCAGCTCACCATCACGCTGGATGATGCGGATGGTCAGTTGCAGCTACCGCCACGGGGCGCGCGCCTGACGGTTCTCATTGGCTGGAAAGGAGAACCGCTGACAGAAAAAGGCACTTACATTGTTGATGAAATCGCTCACGAAGGACCGCCGGACAGGCTGACTGTTTCAGCCAGAAGTGCAGATTTTCGGGATGAATTTAACGTTAAACGTGAGGTGTCCTGGCATGATGTGACCGTTGAACGTGTGGTATCCGCCATCGCTCATCGGTACGGCCTGAAACCGCAAATCAGCGAAATGCTGATGGATATCGAAATCGACCACGCCGACCAGACTGAAGAAAGCGACATGTCCTTCCTTACGCGCATGGCGGAAATGCTGGGCGCAATCACCACGGTAAAAAGCGGCAATCTGTTATTCATCATGCCAGGTGGTGGCGTGAACGCACAGGGCCAGCCGTTGCCCTCGTTCGCCATTACACGCAGCAGCGGCGATCGCCATCAGTTCCGCATTGCTGACCGCGAGGCGTATACGGGGGTACGCGCCTACTGGCTTGATCTTAATTACGGGAAAAAGAAAAAAGTCAGCGTGAAACGCCGCAAACCGCCAAAACCCAAAAAGGAGAAAAGCAGCAGCCGTGAAGGTGATTATATGGAAGGCGCGGAAGGCAATGTGTTTGTGTTACGCAAGACTTATCAGAACGAGCAGGCAGCAAGACGCGCAGCGGCGGCAAAGTGGCAGCAGCTACAACGCGGAGCCGCATCATTCTCCATCACACTGGCACGCGGACGCGCAGAACTCTACCCCGAAATGCATGGCACGGTAACAGGATTTAAAAGCGAGATTGATAATCAGGACTGGATTATTGCAAAAGTCGAGCACACCGTTGATAACAGCGGCTTTACCACGCAGCTTGAGCTTGAAGCAAAAATCCCGGAATGGATAGCGGAAACAGAATGAGCGATTTGGAGATATTAAATCAAACATGAGTAAATATTACCAATAACAGAGTGTACTTATTGGATGTATAGTTCTTTCATTTTTTAGGAGAAATTAAGAAAATTAACTCAATGTGCACCTTATAAAGGCGCACACTTTGTTTTGCATGTTAAAAATTATTTATTATGTGTTCAGCTAAATGATCATACTCACCAGCCATCTCATTCATTAGTTCTACCTGATTAACTGCCCATTGCCCCCGCCCACGAAGAGCATTCGTTGGCCTAACTCGAGACAAATAGCGAATAGGTATATTTTGAATAATACTATCAGGAGCCATAACGTTGAGGTCCTCAATCTTTCCAACTGGTTCATAATCAGTAAAATCAGGAACCGCGTTGTAAGATGAAATCTGTGAAAGCTGAGGAAGCATTTTTTCCTCTATCGCTTTTCTTATTGAACGGTGATGAACTGCATCTGCACCAACCTCTTGTTTAACATCATTTTGCTTTCTCGTATCAAAACCATTGAATATCCAACCGCCAAATTTAGGCATCCCTTTCTGAGATATAATATTATCTCGTGGGTTACCTGATAGATATCTTTCCTTGCCCTGCTCCCAATCACGTATAAATGATGGCAACATCTCACCAATCAGCCCTACACAATATGAAGAGAATAAATCAGGTGTGCATGGAACTAAAAAATAGTCCGAACAGTACAATGACGATCTAACAAGCGTATTGAATGAGGGAGGTAAATCTATTAGGACATAATCATAAATAACATCATTTTTCTCTGATGCTTTTTTTGTTATCAAATCTGGCAAAATAAAACGATATAACCCTGCGCCACTTATAACATCAGTGCCGACATTTAAAATATCTGAAAATGTATTAAGCCAAAAGTCTCCAGGAACAATATGCAAAACGCCTGCATCTGTCTTAGTCTTAGGTTCTGTTGTATAAACTTCACCTATAGTATTTTGTTGTATGTAAGGCAATGCAAATGCTTTAACCGTTTTTCCAAAAGGGAAATCATCTGAAGGTTCCAATAACTCTGAAAATTCCTCATCACCAATACATGCAATTGAGAGATTACACTGGGGATCAAAGTCTATTAATAAAACACTTTTTCCTTTATCTGCTAGCGATACTGCAAGATTCCAAATTATAGTTGTTTTACCAACACCACCTTTGTTATTAAAAATCGATATAGTTTTTGTCATTTACAACCCTTATTTCAGTGAAATTTTCGTTGAGAATCAGCATTTGTTTTTTTGCATAAACCACAATTCAACTTTGAGATTAACACAAGCCTTATTGTTATACATTAAAATCCTACTCAAATGACATCATTGAGATACTCATGTAATTTATTCGCCACGACAAAGCCTACTTCAGTGACTTGCTCAAAGCGGAGTTGCTGTTGGAATCTGAGTTGGGGCAACTTAGAATGGTGGCAGCACCACGTTAAGGGAGGTCGCTATGTTTCGTTGTCCGCTTTGTGGCGCATCTGCCCGTATCCGCACCAGTCGTCCTGAAAATGATTCAAACACCGTGCGGCAAAAGTATTACCAGTGTAACAATCTGGAATGCGGCGTATGCTTCTCAACACTGGAAGCTTTCCATAAATTCACATCAAAACACGCCTCCGGCGCTCTCTCTTCAGAAGGTATCCCGTGGCATAAGCTGCCAGCTTCACACAGGGGAAACAATCAGATGAGTTTGCCTTTACCTCAGAATTAATGGGCAGAATTGCCGGAGCAACAAAAAAGCGATAGATTACGCGCGGGTGCCTTTCGGCTGATGGTCGGAGGGAATACCCGAAGGCCAGATGTGGAAAGGCCCCGGAAAACATTTCTGTTTAACCGAGGCCCTAACATATCTACCTTAAGCAAGTGATAGGTTAGCGCCTCTCCAACAAAGGAGCAAGCGCTATGTCGCAAAAATCGCTTACGGCCATCACGTTCTGCGTGACGGTAATCCTCATCATCTGGATGCTGCACGGTTCGCTGTGTGAAATACGGATGAGCTTCTGGGGAGCGGAGTTTGCGGCGTTCTTACAGTGTAAGCAGTAAGGAAACCGCGACGGGGGAGTAATCCCCCGTCAATCGGTTGCCAGGGTAAGGTCGATAAGGCACCCTATCTTACAGACATGAACAACAAGCCCGCAGCGTAAAAACTGCGGGTTTTCTTTTTGGTATCCCCATCCATAAGCAATAGGCATAACAGATCGATGCAATAAATCCGATCGATAAAAACGATCGATTTGTTATCATATCGGCAGCAGTAACCACACAAGAGGTGCCGCAAATGACGCAAAATGTACGATGCAAAAATTGCAACAAACTACTTGCCCGCGCCTCATTTCACTACATTGAAATAAAATGTCCGCGCTGCAAAACACTTAACCAGATAACGAGAGCCATTGAGCCCCCCACACACATGAGGAGTTATGACCGTGGGGATCGCAATCCAGCACCAACCAGCACATACACCGGAACACACTAAGGTTTATCAGACTGACAATGCCACGCTCTGTCGTGGGAATGCGCTGGAAATATTGCCGCTGATTGAGCCAGAAAGTATTGATGCCTTAATCACTGACCCGCCTTACAGTTCGGGCGCGACACACAAGGCCGGACGCACCAACCAGGGCAGCCACGCAAAATATCTGAACGGCGAGAACCTTCATCGCTTTGATGGGTTTGCGGGTGAAAACATGGATGCCCGTTCGTGGGCTTACTGGACACAATTATGGATGGCACAGGCACACCGCGCAGTCAGGCCGGGCGGTTATGCCCTGGTATTTACTGACTGGCGACAACTGCCAGCTTTAACCGATGCGTTTCAGGCCAGCGGTTTTACATGGCGTGGAATCATTGCGTGGAACAAAGGAAGGGGGTCACGAACACCCCATACGGGGTATTTCCGGCATCAGTGCGAATACATCGTCTGGGGCAGTAAAGGCCATTTAGGTAAATCGCCTTCGGGACCGTTCGACGGCTGCATGACGTTCCCGGTTATCCCATCAAAGAAAATGCACCCGACCGGAAAACCAGAAGAACTTATGGCAGAACTGGTCAGGACTGCGAATAGTGGTGGAACAGTCCTTGATCCTTTTATGGGATCGGGAACAACGGGTGTTGCAGCACTGAAAGCAGGGCGCAAATTTATTGGTATAGAAACCAGTGATCATTATTTTGATATAGCAACACAACGGCTCAAAACGGCGATCGAACCATAAGACAAAGCCCGCAATGTTGCGGGCTTACTCTACCTCTCGAAAATGTGGTCACTGCGTGGACATACGCTGATACAAATCCTTTTATATCAAGAAATTAAATCTTTGTTTTTTTCATCAACAAGGATTTTCACGTTTGTGTTACCTGTATGAGACGAGAGTTAACCAGACAAGTGTGCCATAATCTCGCGGCCAGGCATACTTGCGAAGATTTCAGGTATAAGGATACGTAATGATACAACCTATTTCCGGCCCTCCTCCTGGGCAACCACCAGGTCAGGGAGATAACCTGCCGTCTGGCGCGGGCAATCAGCCTTTATCCAGTCAGCAACGTACTTCGCTGGAAAGCTTAATGACGAAAGTGACCTCACTGACGCAACAACAAAGAGCAGAACTGTGGGCGGGTATCAGGCACGATATTGGTCTGTCGGGAGATTCACCGCTGCTTTCGCGTCACTTCCCTGCCGCTGAGCATAATCTGGCGCAACGTCTGTTGGCCGCGCAGAAAAGCCATTCTGCCCGCCAGCTTTTAGCGCAATTAGGGGAGTATTTACGTCTGGGGAATAATCGTCAGGCGGTCACGGATTATATCCGTCATAACTTTGGTCAGACGCCGCTGAATCAGCTCTCACCGGAGCAATTAAAAACCATTCTCACCCTGTTGCAGGAAGGGAAGATGGTTATTCCGCAACCACAGCAGCGCGAGGCGACCGACCGTCCTTTATTACCGGCGGAGCACAATGCGCTCAAACAGCTGGTGACCAAACTTGCGGCAGCAACGGGGGAACCCAGCAAACAGATCTGGCAATCGATGCTGGAACTTTCCGGGGTGAAAGATGGCGAGTTAATTCCAGCGAAACTGTTTAACCATCTGGTGACCTGGCTACAGGCGCGTCAGACGCTAAGCCAGCAAAATACGCCGACACTGGAATCACTACAGATGGCGCTAAAACAACCTTTAGATGCCAGTGAACTGGCGGCGTTATCGGCATATATCCAGCAAAAATATGGCCTTTCTGCGCAATCATCGCTTTCTTCTGCCCAGGCCGAGGATATTCTTAACCAGCTTTATCAACGGCGGGTTAAAGGGATTGAGCCGCGTGATATGCAACCGCTGCTTAATCCTTTTCCACCGATGATGGACACGTTGCAAAATATGGCAACGCGTCCCGCGCTGTGGATACTGTTAGTCGCGATTATCCTGATTCTGGTCTGGCTGGTTCGTTAA